GGAGCTTTCCCCCTCCAGACATTCGACCCGCCCTACCCGGTCGCCTTGTCTCGCCGCTGCGCCTCAGTGTCATGGTGTGGCTTACACAACGCTTGCCAATGCTCTGACTTCCAGAACAACTCCATGTCACCTCTGTGCGCTATCGAATGATCGACCACTGTTGCGGATGTCACCCTGCCATCGCGTTGACACATGACACATAAAGGGTGGCTGCGCAGGTAGCCTTCACGCGCTTGCTGCCACTTGTATCCATATCCTCTAGCTGCGCTTGTCTTACCGCTGCGCCATGACCCAGGCGTTACCTGAAGCATCTTTACAGTATTGACGTTGATTGCCTTCAGCTTTGGCTTGAGCATTTGTAGAGCCATTGGACTTACCTTTCGGCTGGCTGTCTGCCATACGCTGCCACCCCGTGACGTGAGCAGCTAAACGCTAGAGTGCGCCGGGGTTGCGCTATTGGGTGCCCGAGTGCGCAGGAAGTTGGCACAAGGCCGCGTTGTGTGTGCTGCGACTGCGGACGTAAAAAAACCCGCTAGGCGTTAACCTGCGGGCTGTATCTGGTGGCGACTATACCGGCGCAAACCGGTATAACGACGTTTATCAGTGATGTGCGGGGATTATTACCACACAATTGATAGGTGTCAACATTTATTTATGCGGCCACTTTGTCACGCGTCATAGCCCACACCAGCGCAACAACCCATCCCAAGAATGTCCACCCAAGCAAAAGATTCAGCATCAGTATTGCCATTGCGTTTCGATGGCCCTTGCTGAATGCCACGATGGCGGGCCAAAAGTATATGCAGCCCGCTATAAAAAACAAAATCAACCCTAGAAATGCATCCATCATTTACCCCTTGTTTGCTCTATTGCTTCATTGATTAGCCGCTTTACCCACTTGTCACCGCCGCGCTCTATCACCTTAGCGTGTACTGGTAGCGGTAGGCGTATGCGGATTACCTCAGTAGGCTCAGCCTTTGGCCTGCCTGCTTTGCGCTTGTCTGTCATGTTGATAAGCCCCGAAGGGCTGTTGATTTAGGCGGCCGCAAAGTGGGCATCAACAATGGCCCAGCACTTCTCACCAGCGCATGAAGTGACCATCACCATGCCTTTTGCTTTTTCGTAAGGATCGCCAAACGACTCCATGCGGAATGCTACTTTTTTAATAAGGCTTGCTGCAAAGTTTTGGATCATTTCGGCGTTTGTCATTTTATTTCTTTCAGTTGTTTGTTGGTGTGACTAAAGTATAACCTATTTACAAGCACAACAATACAGCAACACCAACAAAATCAACATTTATTTTTCAATCAACCTTTCCATGAGTCTGTTCACCAACATGTCACGCCCATCGTGTATAAGCCTAGCCAATCCCTCTTGAGTCGCGCCAAGCTCTGCCCTTATGCGTGCGTCATGGATATGGCTGAACACATACGCCCATCGAATAGCCGTGCGGTGCTTCTCCGGTAGAAAGCTAACAGCGCGTTCAATCTCGTGCGCTGCCAATGTGTTTATCTCAATCCTGATCTGCAAGTCAGACTCCCACTGTTTCGGTGCACGATAGAGCCTGAACATGGGCTGCATTGCCCACGCTGCCGGTTTATTGCGTACCCACCTAGCCCACTCGGTTAGTCGGGCGTCAATGGCATCGTGGCGTGGGTGGATTGCGTTGTAGTCCATCATTTGAGATCATCCCTTTGCTTGTCCATCTCTTCAATGATTCGCTTTGTGTAAATCGCCGCGTCGAGAAGCTCCTCGTAATGATGTTGATGCCACTCGCGCAAGCTCAGTTGATTACCCCTTACTGTCGTGCCGTACTTGAGTACGCCCATGCGCTGCCTGCGGGCAATGTCATCACATACGTCCGCCTCGGTGCCAGTCACGCGGGTAAAGCCGCCAGTGGTTTCAATCGTGGTCATGTTGTTACTCCAAAAAAATCATCCTGAAAATCATCCTGCTTTACCACCGTGGTAAACACGGCAAAGCGGCTGGGCTTGCGTGATCGTTTTGGCGCTGGCTTTGTCAACCCACGTCGTAGGGCGCATACCGGGCCATAAATCATTTGTCGCGCAGTCTTGGCACCATCTGGCCATTCGTGATGCATCGTCCACCTGACAGCGTTTAGCGGGTTGATGGCACGCCCGCAGCAATCGCACCTCATGACAACACCTCGCGCGTTTCAGGATCCACGGTCCACTGCTGTGCGTCTGCCCACACGATGCCGCGATCACTTCCCCATGCATAGAGCCATTCGATGAACTCGCTACCGTCTGCGCGTGAGAACTTTCGAGACTGGACGCCCACCTCAACCACGCCCGTGCTGTCCAGGTTGGGGATGATCTTGCCGTGCGTCTTGCCAGTTTCGCGTGCGTAGCCATCTATCAACAGGCGCTTCCAATCCTCATTGCCCCACTTCGCGCCCATATGCTGAGCTTGTTTTGCAATGTCGCCAATCATTGCGTGGTACTTCATTTCCTGATCACGCGTCTTTGATTCAGGCCGTATTTCAAGCACCAGCCTGTGCCCTGCTGTCAGCCATGCCTTCGCGTGCGTGAAGGCTGTAACAAGTGCTTGATAGCCTTGCTGCGGATTCCATAGGCGAAGGGTTAGCGTGTGTTCAGTCATCCTTACCCCCTGCCATTACCCAATCTTCATAAGCCTCTTTTGGCGTCCAGCCAACTCCAAAGTTACCTAGCCAAGAATTGCGATGCACAGAGCAACACCAAAACCCAAGTAATTTTCTGATGACCGGCTTCATTGCCTCACCTCCAACGCACGCGCCTTGGCTGCATATTCCCGCTTGAGTGCTATCAGCGTATCAACCGTGTCCCGGCGCGGCTCATGCGGGCCTTCCAGCCACTCCACAAGCTCTAGCCCCAGCTTTGCCACCAGCCCACGGCGAAACAGCACAGCGTTGCCCGATAGGTGCGTGTTACAGGGTGCGCACTGTTTATGCACATTGCTCTCTGTAAACCGCAGTTCAGGCCGTGCGCCAACTGAAAGGTAGTGGCCTGCGTGATATTGGCCGGTGTGCCAGCGCCCGCAACTGATGCACGGCTGATCTGCATCACGCTCACGAATGAAAGCATTGAAGGCTTGTTGGGCCTCTTTTGCGTGCGCTGCTTTGCTTTTCAGCTTGTCCCGCTTAACCGCATCAGCCTTGCGCTCTTGCACCTGGGCAACCTTTGCCGCCTTGCCGCGAACGCTGACAGCAAGGCTCATGGCGCATTCGTGGCTGCATACCGTCTGCATGGGCTTTGTGGGTGTGTAGGCGGTGCGGCATACCTTGCACTTCCTCATTTCACCCCCTTGAGCGCATCCCGCACGCCATCATTGAGCTTCATGTCGGGTAATAGCGTGTTGTAGTACGCGAGGGCCGCGCGGGCGTATGCTTCGTCTAGTTGTTTCATTTTTAGGATGTGGGTTATGAGTTGCTCGCGCAGATCAATCACGACGCAGGCCGTGGTTATTTGCAATGCTTGAAATGAATGCTCTGGCTACGCTGCCGGAATCTGAGCCGACGCCATCACGGCAGTCTTTGCCTCTGATTCGGTAAACAGTCCACCCGGCATCCGTCAGCCTCTTGTCTCTGGCTGCATCCTTTGCTTTGTCCTGGTGGAACTCAGCACCGTCACACTCAATAGCAACCTTGGCCCGTGGATTGGCAAAGTCAACAAAGAAACCTGCAACCGGGTATTGCGGGTAAAACACGGCATCAACCGCCCGGATGTCATGCCAAAACCATGACTCGATTGGCGTCATCTGAATCAACCCCTGATCCCATTCGTAGGGATCAATGCCCCATTCGTTCTTTTTGGCGTCCATGATTGGCCTGTGCACCAGTTTGTAAAAGCTGGCGATTGCGTCAAAGTTATTCATGCGTTAAAACCCTTACCCCGTGAAGCTGTTTCTTTTGTAGGAACTTGCCCATGCCATGCACTGAACTTTGTTTGCTCACCCGCGTAGTACAAATGAACGTCACCGCAACGTCCTTGCCTGTTTTTGCAGATACGCATCAACCCGTAATTAGCCCAATCAGACCCGGCAGCAGGGTTAGCCATGATTTCCCGGTGAATGACGCTGGCAACGTCTGCATCCTGTTCAATTGCGCCTGAATCCCTGAAGTCAGCCAGCCCAGGTATTTGCCCAGCCTTTTCAACTGATCCACGGTTAAGCTGAGACAGGCAAATCACCACAATGTCTAGCTCTTTGGCGAGAGACTTCAAGCCCCGGCTGATTTCCTCAATCTGATATGCCCGTGGCATCCTTGGATCAGTGCCACTCATCAAGCCGATGTAATCCACCACCAGCACATCCAACCCAAAGCGGCGTTTCAATGCGCGGGCCTTTGATCTGACTTGCAGAATGTTCAAGCCTGATTTGTCGGATATGCGGAACTTGAGGTGCTTAGCAGCCTCCACAGCGGTGACAAGCCGCGAATAATCAAGCCCTTTAGATGGGCGCTTGATAAAAGAGATTGAAAGCTCACCAAGAATCGCCGCCTGCCTGTCCATCAAGTCACTGACAGACATTTCCATGCTGATAAATCCAACGTGATACTGCTGGGCAACATGCAGGCCAATAGATAGGGCAATTGCTGATTTACCCATTGATGGCCGCGCACCAATCACGACAAGGTTTCCGCGCTGCAATCCACCATCCAGCATTTCGTCAAGGTCATACAAGCCGGTCGATATGCCGCGATTGACTCCCGACTCGCGCAGTTCTACTAGGTCTAGATGCTTCATTGCCCCTGTGTGCGAATCCACCCACTCGTCAGCGTCTTGCGTTGTCACCAGTTTTGCTATTTCCGCTTGAGCCTTATCAATTCGATCAGCGATAGGAGAATCCTCAAACGCCAAAGCACTTAAACGGCCCGCCAGTGCGTGCAATTGGCGTGACTGATACCTATCCACCACCTGCGCACATAAACGCTTTAAAGGGCGCTGGCTATGTTGGTGGCATTCAGCGATTGCAGCCAGTTCGGCAATGGTGACAACATCGCTTAGCTTTTCGTGCAGCGTGAAAATGCTGGTGCCTTTGCCGTCAGAGATTTGAACCAACAGTTCGGCAAAGATGGCCCGCAGGTAGTCGCTGCTGAAATGCTCCGGCTTGATGTCAATGTCATCAAGGGCGAACTCATAGCCGATCAGGATTGACAGAATCGCCTGTTCAGCGGCTTCTGTTGTCAGGGTTTCGTCATTCATACGCACCCTCCAGCACTTTCACAAAGTTGGCAGACTTGCACAGCCAATCAAGCGACAACTCGAACGGCTTGCGTCCTGGCGCTTGTGTTCGTCCGGAAAGGAATTCCGATTTCGCAACGTAGCCAAAGAACTTCGTCCACCATTCAATGTTCTGGCGATCTTCCTTTTCTCTCCAGCGTGCGCGTAAAGCTTTCTGTCTGTCAGGCGTCCATTCTTTGACGCGACGTGCTGTTGGGATGAGTTGGTGATACAGGTCAACGATGCTTTGGTGTGGGCATAAGGTGGACACCTTTTGCGAACTGTCTTCTTCTGTATCTGTATCTGTATCTGTCTCTGCCTCTTGCACCGTTACAGTAACGTTACATGGCCGTTTCACATCCTTTTTTAGTCGATCACGGTAGGCCTTCACCCTTTCTGCGCTGCTGTCAGACAAGAATTGGCGCTTATCCCAAGCTACCGGATGAAACTCAGAATCAATCAATCCGGCGTCAATCAAACGCTTTTTGGCAGACTCGAAAGCCTCGCCATATAAGCCAAGACGCTTGCTGACAACACGCTCAAGCATTCCAGGCTGTGCATACTCTTTATCAAGTACACCAGCGTTTTTCATGCACAGAATGAAAACGTAGTGGCGCTGATCTTCAAACGCTATGAACTCAATCTTTTCATCAAACATGAAATCGGAGTACATGCGAAACCAAGGGTTTGCTTTCATACTGCCCGCCATTCGCGCTGGTTGCGGCCTGAGTCGCTTTTGACCAACTTGCCGGTTAACTCCACCTCGCCACGCTTGTGTAGCGCCGTCATGCGTTTGCCAACAGCGTGCGGCTCAAGATTGGAAAATGAGGCAATAAAGTCAACACCCATGGCGCCGTACCGCGAAAGCGTTGTGACGATCAACTCCTCATGCGTGCGAATGAAAGCCTTGGCGCTGTCTGCCGCCTGAAAGCTGGTTAATGGGTCATTTCCCCGTGCTAGTGGTAAACTTGTGTGAATCATTTTTTCCTTGCTAGGTTCAATGGTTAGAGACCCGCACAGTTCGCGCTGTAGCGGGTTTTGTTTTGGGCTTTTGAAAGCTGCCCATTCGCTTAAACAGTCGCAAACCGTGAGGACGCGACAGGAATAGGTTTTGATGGCGTAGGTGCCGTTGTGAAGTTGTGCGCAAAGCTACCGCGATGGAAGGCCAGCAGCTTTGCCGTGCGCTCAGCGGGTGAGAGTGCTGTGATGGGTGGCTTGGCTTTCATGCTGCCACCTTGCGCAACACGGCCCAATTCACATCAGGGCGCAATACTTCGCACTTGATGCCGGTGGCTTGCTCAATGTCTGGGCACTTGTCAGCAGGGATGCCGCGTTTACGCCAGTGGTTGATAACGTTGGTTGACACACCAAACAGCTTCGCCAGCTTTGACCGATTGGCCGGATCATCTAGAACTGCGCTTGCGTTCTGGTCGTTGCTTAGCTTCTCAGGCTCAACAAAATCAAACTGTGTTGCGGCTGCTTCGGTTGCAAACTCGCAAGCAGTCAGGTAGTCAACGCCGCGAAACCACTCGTTTTTGAATTTCTTTTCTGCAATGTCGCTGCACTTCTGAATCAATGCGCCTTCTGATGGGATCACATGACCAACGCACAAAGCCGTGTGATGCTCTATAAGCTCAACCCCCATACAGGAAACTCGTTCGGCGTGTTGAGCAATGCGTGATACCGGGTCAACAGAGCGACCGACTTTGATTAGTCCGTTGCTGAAATGGCAGACGTAGAGGTATTGATTCATGCTGCCAAACCACTGTTTTTATTTACATTCGGGTTTTTATTGTTTGCCTTCTTTGTAAGAGCGTTTACATTCGGCTGACAAACCCCCTTGATCCGATCTGCCACAGGCTTAGACAGTGTTTCGGGCCACATATAGATAGCGTGGCTGGATTTGTAGCCCATAGCTTTAGCTGCCAGCGCTGGTGTGCCGCCCAAGAGATTGATTGCAGTTTGTTTATTCATCCTGCAATTGTAAATCAGGTTACATGACAAATCTCAAATAGATTTTCAAACCGTAAATTAGGATGCGATCATGAAATACGGCGAACGGTTACAACTGGCGATGACAAAAAGAGGCGACGTGACCGGAAACGAGGTCACTCGCGCATCATTGGCAAGGATTGCTGAATGCAGCCCTCAAAACATTGGCATGATCATCAATGACGCCAAAAACAAAGACCAAAAGCTGCAAACAAAGGCACACGCTGCCGTTGCTGAATTTTTGCGAGTTAACTCTCAGTGGTTGCTGGATGAAACAGGCCCGATGGAAATCAACAGTACAGTGATTGCCCCATCTACATTGTCTGCGTCAGCTATTGAGATGGCTGTGCTGTACGACATGATCCCGGCAACAGACAAGATTAAGCGTGCCAGGGCGTTTAACGCCGCAACTGATGCAATCATTTCAGTGCTGCAATCCGGAAACGCCAAATAGACAGCGTGTCTGCGTGCTTAAATATTACGCGCTTAATGCCGTTTGACGTACTTAGATCAGCGTGACGCTTGATTTCGGGCTGAGTCATATGCGGCCTAACAAGCGCATTGGAATTTTTCTCTTGTGCTGCAATAGCTGTGTTTTTATACATGTGTAAATCGTAACAAATTGGGTTGATTGCTGTCACCCCCTGTT